CATGGGTGAAGGAATGGGCGAGTATGTACGAGGTCAAGGAAGAGCTGCTTTAGCTGGCGGCGTATCGTACAACCCAGACACAGGACAAGTAGATCGTTTTGACACTACGGTTGTAATGGGAGGTGGCAACCCGGCAACCACAGGCGGTACTGTTCTTGGCTCTGGGATGCGCGCAGGTAGAGCTGGAAAAGGCAGAGCTTTTGAGCAATACGGCGGCAACTTAGAAGAAGCCAGAAACAATCTTAACATTACTGAAGAAGGCAGAAAGGCTTGGCAGGCCACACGCAGCGGATTCAAACAGCAGAGGCCCGAAGAGCTGAGAATCGCTGCACAGAAGGTGTCTGATGGCGAAATGACCTTTGATGAGTACCGTGCGCTCGTACAGGAAGTGCTGCCTCCTGAGCCGTTAGGTCAGCTAATGGAAGTGCCATCGTTAGAGCAGATTGCTTTGAGCTTGGATAAGAACCCAGAAAAGACAGCAGGCATAATTGGACTAAACATAGACCTTCCTGACGGCACTCCTGCATCGTCAAGATTGGATATCAATGCTTACGAAAATCAAGGCACTTGGGTAAACACCATACATGAAGGCGGTAAGTCCTCTGGCACTGTGCTGGGATATGGCCCAACTACTGTGCTGAACAATGTCAGCTTCAACTCAAATCCTAAACAAGCTCTTGAGATCGCAATGGGCAAGAGCAAAACACCGATTGGTAGGATAGACGGCACTTGGGAAAACCGTGATCCAAATGTAGTTGTTGAGCAGGTAAGAAGCATCCTAGACGGCACAGCTCCTGACGCTGGAGATTGGGTTGAGGTTGGTATGAATCCAATCAGAGGCAGCGGATTCTACAACAAAGAAACTTTCGAGCTTGTTGGCGAAAGCGATCAGATACTGCAAGTTGGCCCGGTTGTGCTGGCAAAGAAACCAACCTACATCCAGCCTAATGATCCTAGAAACATGGTTATGGACAGAGGCCAGCCTAGACTAGACAGGAGCGGTAACCCGGTTTTTTTTGGCGGCGGCGGCAGGACAGGCACAGGCATAGCTGCTGGCTCTGCTTTGCGTGAGTCATTCCGCATTGGCGATCAAGGCTTTGATGCTAGGTTTGACGATAGAGCTTTAGAGCAAGATCGCATCCAAAACACTGAGCTTCAGTACGATGTTAGGCCGTTTGAAAGGCCAGATGTCAGTATATATGACCTTGAAGGCAAACCTTTCAGGTTAACAATGTCTGACAGAACAGCCGCAGGACGAGATTTGACCGGGGTAGAAGGAGTTGAGTACGACATACCAATAAATCTGCAAGGCGGTCAGGACTTTATGTTTGCCAACCCGTTAGGCAGAGAAGGTCAGGTTTGGGCGCAAGATAAAGGCGCTACGTCAAAGTATCTCAATTCATTTTTGGGCCTAGATGGTCAGCCGATGGGTGACGAGTTTCTGATGCTTCCGTTCCGTATGTCACCGGCTGGTGGTGACTTTGCCACAATGACCGGAGAGGTCATGGTTACTCACGCTAGAAACAACGTGCCTGCTAGAGCCAAGCGTCAAGCTGACGAGAGGATCAGGCAGTTTTATCCGGCGTGGAAAGGCATAGATAACCCAGAAAGCCTTCAGCAAATATCTGAAATGAAAGGCGATCCGCGCAAGGCTTTGCTTAATGTAATGGACAAAGATTTGCGTAATGAAGGTGGATTAGGCATAGGTCAGGCAAGATTAGCTGTTTCTGACCGCTCCCAGTACAACGCTTTAGATACTGGTTTGCAGAACGTAGGAATTGCCACACCAAACATCGTATCCGTGAACAGGAGAGGAAGGCCAATTCTTGAAAGGTTTGAGGATTCTGGTCATAGGACTTACGAGCAAGGTTTGGCTGGAAGGCCAATGGGAACCTTGATTGAGCAAGACATAAGCGCATACGAGTTACTTCCAGATTACTTAGTTGGTAGAGGATTTAGGAATTTTGAAGATTTAATGGCATCTGATCCTAGCGTATTAGCAACTGAAGCGTTTACGTTACGCAGAGGAACCAGAGGCGGCACAATAACCGAAGATATGTTGAGAGACATCGAAAGAAGGCGCTCTCAATAAAAATGCTTGCAAAACCACAATATGTGGTATAGTTAGGCTACAGCGAACTCCACGCTTTCTTGGAGGTGCGGAACGTCACCGTTTATTTGACGGCATTTACATAGGTATAAGATGGAACCAGAAGATACGCTCGATGAGGCTCAAGAGCTTGAAGAGGTTGAAACTGAAGGTCAGGTAACTGACTCCGAGTCATCACCGGATACTGCTGAGGAGCAGGAAGAATCCACTAGGCCGCGCTTTGATGAGGTGCAGCAGAAGGCTTTTGACAAAGCTATAGGTGAAAAGGTCTACCAGATCAAGGAACGAGATCGGGAAGTCCAAAGTCTACAAGCTAAGTTGCAAGAGCTGGAAAGCCGCATTCCCGCAGAGCAACCGCCGCAAGTGCCTGAAACGCCTGACTTTTATCAGCTTACGGATAAAGAAATCCAAGAGCGATTGAAGCAGCGTGATGAGGCAATAGCTAAACGTGCTGAATATGACGCACAGCAGGCCGTGTTGCAGCAACAGCAGCAAGCACAGCAGCAGGCGTTGCAGCGCGAGCAGCTAGTTAAGCGTAATGAGAAGATTAAGACCTATGCAGACCGGGCTGAGAAGCTGGGTGTCAAAAAGGATGATCTTCAGGTAGCAGCGAACAAGATTGCTCAGTTTGGGCTAGACCCAATGCTGGCAGACCATCTTCTTGATTTAGACGATGGGAGTCTTGGTACGCTGTATCTTGGCGAGAATCTTTTAGAGCTTGATAAGCTGGCACAAATGCCGGTGACTCAGGCTGTTTTGTATCTTAATGATCAAGTTATGCCTAACGCGAGGAAACTTAAACCTAAAGTAAATGCCGCTCCTGAGCCGCTAGATACTCCGCAAGGTTCCGGTTCCGTACCGAAAGCTGGCGGCCCGAAAGGAGCAACCTTTGAATGAATGAGGTGATCCGATCATGGCTAATAATCTTAGCAGCAATATCACTCGGAAGGTGGCCCGTGTCTTTTTGGAGGCATTCGAGTCCAGCCGAGTAGTAACAAAGACAGTTGACACTCAACTCCTGAGTGGCAAATTCAATCCTTCAAGTGGTAGTAACGTAGACTTCAAACGTCCGCACGACTACAACTCCATCCGTACTTCTGGCGGTGATATCTCTGCCAGCACTAAGTCAGACATCATTGCAGGCAAGGCAACTGGTACAGTCCAGAACTACTTCACCGTAGCTACCGAATGGGGCAACGTAGAAGAAGCTCTGGAACTTGATCAGTTGGAGCAGATTCTTGCTCCTATGGCTCGCCGCATCGTGACTGACCTTGAGATTGATCTTGCAGGCTTCATGCTCAAGAACAGCAACCTCAAGTATGGTGATCACGGTAACGCGGTTGACGCATGGGGTGATGTAGCAGGCGCTGGCGCACTGATGGACTCCATCGGCGTACCAATGGCGGCTGAAAAATACTACCTGATGAACCCGTTCACAACTAGCGCACTGGCTAACGTGCAGCAAGGTCTGAACGCTTCTGACCAGCTAGTACGCACTGCATGGGAGAAAGCACAGATTTCTACTAACTTCGGTGGAATGCGAGCGCTTACTTCTAACGCTTTGTCTAGCTTCACTTCAGGCACTGGTGCTGACCGTGCAGGTACTCTGGCTTCAACTCCAGACGCTACCTACGTCACAGCTAAAGACACTATGACGCAAAACCTTGCTGTAACTGGTTTCCAAGCGTCTATGGTTGTTAAGGCTGGTGATATGGTCACTATCGCTGGTGTAAATCGTTTGAACCTTGATACTCGTCAGCCAATGATTGACGCTGCTGGTGCAAACGTATTGTGGACAGGCGTTGTAACTGCTGACGTTACTCTGGACGGTTCTGGTGCTGGCACACTTGTTGTTGCAGGCCCAGCTATTCAAGAAGCTAATGGTCAGTACAACACTGTAGACACTGCGCCTACATCTGGTGATGTTGTAAACATTCTCAGTGCTTCAGCTACTCTGTACCAGCCAAACCTGTTCTTCACTAAGCAGGCTTTCGGACTTGGTACTGTGAAGCTGCCTAAGCTGTACTCTACTGACACTATTGCTACTACCGAAGACGGTATGAGCATCCGTGTAAGCAAGTACGCAGATGGTGATGCCAACACCCAGAAGGTTCGTTTTGACTTGTTGCCTGCATATGCAACATTCAATCCGTTCATGGCTGGTCAAGGCTTCGGCAGACCATAATCCCCACGAGGTCTTCGGGAGCTGCTTTGGTAGTCGGCTCCCGCTTTTTTTATGGCTAAACCCAGAAAAGGTAAAGCTAAAGTCAAGGTCACCGCCAGCGGCAAACGTGTCAGCTACGGGCAGGCAGGACAAGCCAAAGGCGGTGGGCCTCGTGTTAAACCCGGTACGAGCAAAGGAGATAGCTACTGCGCTCGCAGTCTGGGGATAAAGAAACGATTACCGAAAGAGAAGCAAAACGATCCAAATACTCCTAACAATCTGAGTCGCAAGCGCTGGAAGTGCAAAGGCGCAAAGTCGATGAGGAACCGAAAAGCTACAGGTGCTAAATATGAGTGACGGTCTATACGCGAACATTCACAAGAAGCGTAAAAGAATACAGCGCCAAAAAGCGCAAGGCAGAACACCTGAGCGTATGAGAAGGCCCGGTTCTAGCGGAGCGCCTACTGCTGAAGCATTTCGGCAAAGCGCAAGAACTGCGAAGAAGAAAGGCCCGACTTTCGAATAATGGCTACTGTCGCGCAGGTTGCTAAGGCATCCTTACAAAGAATATTAGTACAGGCCAGCGAAGCACCGCTGGAGCCTGATGAATTTAATGACTTCATCTTTGCGATGAACAACTACATGACCGAGCTAGACGCTCAAGGTATACAGTTAGGATATACCGAGGTGTCTGACTTAGGTGATGACGTTACGATCCCCACAGGCGCTCTGAGAGGCTTGATCGCTAACATGGCGATTGAGGTTGCGCCTGACTACAACGGTGTCATTTCTCAAGGTTTGGTAAAGGCTGCGCGTGATGGATTCAACACGATGCGGTTGCTTGGTCAGACAATGGGAGAAACCAAGAATCCTTCTACGCTGCCTATCGGTTCTGGAAACGAAGATATGCTGTATGGCTTTCCCGGTCATTTCTATCCAGACGAGGAAGCTGTCATTCTGGCAGAGACTACAGGCGCAATAGGTTTGGAGCTGAATACAGATGGTTGATAGAGCGCAAGGCCGCAAGAAGTCCGATTTTGTAGCTAAGACTACAGTAGACGCTGGCGCGTTTATGGACTACTTCGTAAACGGCACAAACTACAAGATTAGTTACGCTAACTTTGTTGGCGGTCTAGGTGTTACCGGATCAATTGAACAAGACGGTGCGCCTACTGGCGTTGCTGTATTAGACATTGACGGCACGGTCAACAAGATCAGAAACGTGGAGAGCGGAGCTGGCATACTGGCTAGTGTATCTGCTCAGAACGGCGTAGAGATCAAGCACAATTTCAGCGCTGACTCTACAGGAACGCCGTTACTTTTGAACACAACAGATGCAACTCCTGACATTGCAAGCCTTGTTGCGGGTAACAGAATAAGCCTTACCGCTTCAGGTAATCACGTTACAGTCGCTGTTGTTGAGCAGGCCAGATATGGCACTGTTCATATGCAAGGTAACTCAACAGCTACGGTAATTAGTGCAACCAGCACGCCAACTAAGGTTGCAGGAACTTTTACCACGGATATTGTGAGTCAGTTTACAGGTGATGCCACAGGAAGGTTGACATATACCGGAGGCTCTACAACGGTATTGACTGTAAAAGCTACGGTGACATTTACCAGCGCATCATCTCCAAATCAGGATGTTGGAATATACATAGCCAAGAATGGTACAGCTATTGCTGGCACTAAGATTGTAAGACAGGTTGACTCAAGCGGCGGCGCTAATGCTGGCACGTTTTTCAATGTCAGCCTTGCTACAAATGACTACATTGAGTTATTTGTGAGTAACGACACAAGCACAGATAACATAGTAGTGAGCGATACGATTCTAGGTGTTATCTGATGCCAAAGGTTGTGCTGCCAATAGCTAACGGATTTTATGAGAGTGACTCTCTGCCTATATCAGCGCAGGAATGCACTAACTTCTATCCGAATATAGCTCAGGCTCCTGCGTTAAATCAGGAGACTCTGTTTGGTACGCCGGGACTAGAGCAGGTTGCGTTTGCGAGTGCGCTAAGCAGAAATAGAGGCGCACACGAGATGAACGGTGTGCCTTATTTTGTTATTGGTGACACGCTCTACAGTATGGCTTCTGATTACGCTTTGACTAGCCGTGGCACAATTACTGGTACTGGCAGAGTGTCTATGGCAGACAACGGCACTCAAATGCTGATTCTTGATCCCGGCGGTAATGGTTTTGTATACAACCACACAACCACTACTTTGACACAGATTACTGACCCAGATTTTACCGCTAACGGCAATCCGCAGATTGTTGTGTATATAGATGGGTTTTTCTGCCTTACAACTGATTCTAAGAAGTTTATCGTCAGTGCGTTAAATGATGGCCTAAACTACAACGCGCTAGACTTCGGTACTGCTGAGTCTGATCCAGATGAGATTGTTGCTCCTGTGGTATTTAAGAACCAGCTATTTATCGGTGGTTCGCAGACGATAGAAGCATTTCAGAACATTGGCGGCGCTGACTTTCCGTTTCAGCGTACAGGACTGTTTCTAAGCAAAGGTATAGCTAGTCCGTTCAGCATCCAATCTATGCTAGATACGTTTGTGTTTGTTGGCTCAGGACAGAACGAAAGTCCTGCGATATGGGCGCTTAATGGAAACAGCGTAGTTAAGATATCAACAACAGCTATCGACAAAGAGCTGAACAAGCTAACTGAGGCCCAAATTGCTGACATATACAGTTGGGCATACGCGCAGAAAGGTGCGTACTTTGTTGGTTTCGCTTTACCCGGAACTACGTTTGTATACGACACGATCAGTAAGAGATGGCACGAAAGAAAGTCTCTGATCGAAGGATCGTTGGGCGCGTATCGCGTTACAAGCCTTGTTCGTGCATACAATCAGATATGGGCTGGTGATCTTGTAGACGGTAGGATTGGCAGGCTAGATCAAGAGGTTTACAAAGAGTATGAGAACGTCATCCAGCGCACCATTGTGACGCAGCCGTTCCAGCAAAACATGGACGCATTTTTAGTGCCAGAGATGGAAATGACTTTAGAGTCAGGTGTTGGTAACACAGATACAGTTGATCCGCAGATTGGCATGGCAAGAAGCAAAAACGGTAAGACATGGGCAGACACACGATATAGAAAACTAGGCAAGATTGGTGAGTTTGATCATCGTGCGATATGGCGCAGGAACGGACGCGCAGCGCGTTTTGAGCTGTTTAGGTTTACAATGAGTGATCCTGTCAAGCCGGTTTTGATACAACTAACTGCTGAGGTTGAAGCGGTAGCATGACGTACAAGCTAAACGTAGCGCAGCCGATAGTAGAAGATGATGGCACTATGGCGCAGGCGTTCCGCCAGTACACGCAGGAGGCGGCTTTAAGCATACCGATTGTTGGCGTTGGCAGTCCTGAAGGCGTTGTAGAGGCAAGACAGTTTAGTTTATACATTGATGAAACTGGCAGCACTGGCGCGTTGCAGTATCGAAAGATGCAGCCAAGTATCGCCGGAGACAGAACTAGAGGATGGGTTGCGGTTTGATTGAGAGAACGTCTGACGAGCAGTTTATTAGCGACTTTGTTTTGAAAAGCGAAGTATTTGATGAAATATCTGAGGACAACTTTTCAAGAGATGAATGGCAACCTGACATGAACAGCGGTTGGTTTGTTCATAAAGAAGACAATGAAGTTTGTGGATTGTGGTTAGCTGAGCTGAGAAACGGAACAACACTAGAGATACATCCGATTGTTCCAAAGAAGCACAGAGGCAAAAAAGCCTACAAAGGTGCAAAAGAGTTTTTTAGCTGGATAACCAAGAACACAACTTATAAAAAAGTTAATGCTGAGATAGCGACTTGCTATCCGAATGCTAAGTTATTTGCAATGCAATGCGGTATGAAAGTAGAAGGTAAGATACGCGCTTCATTCCAGAAAAACGGTAAGCTGCACGATCAATGGATGTTGGGTATAACCCGCGAAGAATTAGAGGCTCGATATGACTAATTTGGTAAAAAAGCTGTTTGGTGATCCGGGAAACGATGAAGCCATAGAGCGGCAAGAAAAAAGCAACGAGTTGCTTCGTGAGTTTATAGCCAATCAAACCAATATGGCGCGAGCTGATATCCGTAATACTTTGCCGGGTATGCAGCAAGCTATGACAGCAGGTACGCAGGCTGGTATGGATATATACGAGCAGACGATGCCTCAACAGATGCAGGCTATGACCGGAGGCAATGTTGCTGCACAAGGAACAATCCTTGCTGGCATGATTCCATACGAGCAAGCTATTCGCGGTGGTGCGATTGATTACACTGCTTTGAAACCATACGAAGGAAGCATTGATATGTCTTTCGCTAGTCAGCAACTGCCAGAAGCTGTAGCGAATCCTGAATATATAGCTATGGAGGCTGGGAGAGTAGACCCAACAAGTCCATACATTAGTCCTAAGTTTCAGAATATGCAGCGCCAGATGTTGCACAATCCAAATGTAGCGACTACCCAAGCTGCCTCTCTTGGCGGTCAGCAAATGCCTGACGATATTGATTATGCGGCTTTTGCTGAATATCAAGCTAAAAATGGGAGATACGGCTAATGGCTAGAACAAGAGAAGATATGGAAGCAATGATCTCTCAGAGATTAGCTAACGATCCAAGTTTGCAAGGTTTAGGTGGAAATCCTCC